GGGGGAAATCTACCAGATCAAAGAGATTGCAATTGACCGTTGGAACGCCAGCCAATTAATGACAGACCTTGAAGCAGATGGTTTTGAAGTAGTCGGATTTGGTCAGGGATATGGAAGCATGTCTGCACCAGCGAAGCAGCTTGAAACGATGCTAATTAATGGCGACCTACAGCACCCGAATAACCCAGTTTTAAACTGGATGTGTGCCAATACCGTTGTCGAACAGGATGCAGCAGGTAACGTCAAGCCAAGTAAGAAAAAGAGTTCTGAAAAGATAGATGGGATTGTAGCCCTTTGCATGGCGTTAGGCCGAGCAATGGCGAATGTAGATTTAGACGTAAATGATTGCGAGGTTATATTTTAATGAATTTAGTGACTTTGGAAGAAATGAAGCAGCACCTTAGAATTTTGCATGATTTTGATGATGCAACCATTCAAATTTATCTGGACAGTGCAGAGCAGCATATCAAGAACTTTCTGGGTGATGACTGGATCAAGACCACAGAAGCACCAGCACCAGTTAAGTCTGCAATTCTGCTACTGGCAGCAGACTTGTACCAAAACAGAACCATGCAAGCGGATCAGGCCCTAAATAATAACCGTGCATTCGATTTGCTTTTAGGCCCTTACATTACAAAGCAGGTGCATTAATGAATATCGGATCAATGGATAAACTTTGCATTATTGAAAAGTTCACCACCACGTATGATGAATATAACTATCCTACAGAAACATGGGCGGAGTTCGCCAGATTATACGGTGACTTTAGACCCTTGAGCAGTCAGGAAACCATTTCTGCACAGGCGGAGCGGATTAACTTCAAAGCTAGACTGATTACACATTTTATTGATGGTATAGATTCATCTATGCGAGTGCGAATCTATGGCTTGAGTAATGAACCAGAGTTATTTGCGATTGATGGCGTGATACGTGACAACAAGACCAACAGACAACACTTAACTTTTGAATTGCGAGAGCCAGAAATAGGCTGGGAATAACCAGCTTTTTTCGTTTCGTATAATAGTCATTATGTTAAGTGATTAAAAAACAACCCTATTTTTTAAGTTGATTTTATCGGTTATTCTGCGAACCAACAGAGCTAATTTTAAGAATAATCATGTCACTTTTAAGCATCGTGGAAGCATCCAAACAATTCAATATCACTCGATCCAGAATATATAGAGCATTGGACAAGGGAACCATCACCGCCCAGATTGATGCTGATGGAGTTAAGCGGATCGACCCTACAGACCTAGTTCGGGTATTTGGGAATGCCAAACAAAAGAAACATGCACCGAACAAGTCCGACACAATAAAAATGGAGCAGTCCGAAACTGTAGTGGAAATACTCAAAGAACAATTAAAACAAGCCCAAGAACGAGAACAATTTTATAAGGCTGAAATAGCGAATATCAGAAAGGATTTTGATGATTACAAGCTGCTCATTGCAATGAAAAAGCCCTCCCCTACTGATTCACCAGTTGAACAGCCCGAACAAAGTTCGATACAGAAAAATGATGCAGTCCAGACAGTGCAAGAATCAGAGTGTAATGACATAGGCCGAACAGATCAGAATGCACAGAAATCAGATGAAAGAGCTGCACCTAAAAAACATGGATTATTTGGTCGCATGATTAGAACTCTCATTGATGACTAAATTAGAAATCAAACAGGTCGATGATGGGTATAAGCACACAATTAGTCACCCATCATTTAGAGTTCACAAAAGTCATTTGCTATCGTGAAAAACAAATAAGAAATTAAATTTAAAAAAAGAAAAAAGGCTTTTATTAATCTTTTAATGCTTTTAAATGCTTTTAGACAGTCTGAAACCTGCACAGGGCAAGGCATACAGAGTGGATAAGCACACAATTAGTCACCCATAAGCACACAATTAGTCACCCATAAGCACACAATTAGTCACCCATAAGCACACAATTAGTCACCCTTGAAATACATTAAGGTATTGTGTATTCTTAAACACACTGTATAACAAAGTATTCTTTTCTGGGGTGCAATATGAAAAATGAACTTGTTGTGAAAGATAATGCTTTAATAAATGCTTCATACAATCTTGAGGTTACAGAACAGCGTTTAATTCTTCTTGCTATTACTCAGGCAAGAAATACAGGCAATGGGATTACAGCCGAAAGTAAGCTAGAAATACATGCAGGTGACTATATGTGTGCTTATGATGTTGATAAACACGCAGCATATAAAGCACTAAAAGAAGCTGCTAATAATTTATTCGAGCGTCAATTCTCATTTAAAGAAGAACATAAAAATACTGGAAAAACAGGAATAGTTCGGTCGCGCTGGGTGAGCAGAATTAAATATGTTGATGAATTGGCAATTTTAGAAATTACATTTGCGCCCGATGTTGTGCCGCTAATAACTCGATTAGAAAAATACTTTACAAGCTACCAAATTAAACAGGTCGCGCAGATTACAAGCAAGTACGGCATCCGCTTATATGAACTCTTAGTTCAATGGCGTGACGTTGGGAAAACACCAGTTCTGGAGATTGATGACTTTCGTTTTAAATTAGGGATAGAGGATAGTGAATATAAATTGATGCACCAATTCAAAAGCCGAGTGCTGGAACCAGCCATCAAACAGATTAATGAGTTCACAGACATTCAAGCGGAATACGTGCAGCACAAGTCTGGTCGAACAATTACAGGCTTCGAGTTCAAATTTAAATTAAAGAATCAGCCACCCAAAGAAAAGAAACTTCCAAAAGATCAAAACACAATTGATATGTTCACAGGGATGACACCAAAGCAGATTTTACTTTTTGCTAAGAAGTTGGCCCATGACGATCAGTTCGGTGGCCGTGTTGGTGAAGTTGGGGAGAGCCGAGAGGATTTAGAAAAAAGATTGACTGATTTGCTTATTGATCCGAAAAACCTTGTGAAGTGGGCAGATGATTTAAAACGATTGGGATTTAATAATTAATTTAATTTGGGACAGAGCTAATGAACCAAGCAGTTATAGTAGAGAAATCAAAAAAAACTAGCACATTAGGGCAGAAAGGTTTTTTTGTTATCAGTAGTGAAAAGTGGGATAAATTATTTTTGTTGCACAAGGCTGAAAAAATATCCATTGCTGATATGGCAGCCTACTTAGTCTTAGCATGTGGTACAGGTGCAGATCATAAGACAACATCATGGAGTGCTGGCGCAGTTTATTCACATGCTGGAATATCACCAAGACCAGCCACAAAAAGCATTGATAGATTGGCAGCTTACAGCTTTATCGAAATCAATAAGGCAGCCCAAAAAAATAAGCTCCCAGTTTATAAGCTAGTATTTAAAAATGATCCAAAAAAAGAAAGCAATCAAGATAATATTTATATTCCCAGTGGTGTTGTGACTGGAGTTAGTGGCGAAGATTCACCACTTAAGAGATTGGTGAATCGTCAGAATCCTCATCTTTTATATTTATTCATTCGCTTATATGCCTTTCAAGATAAGTTCCTTGATTGCATAGATTTGAAGTTGGTATCAAGCGCATTCACTGGAAATTCAGGCTGCTTTGTGGAACCAGATTATAACGAGGGTGGATTACTGAAAGTTCACTCGGATAACGGAACAAGCCTTTCAGCAAAATACATAAGTGAGTTTTATAATTTTGGACAACCTGAATCTGATGACTATGAAAACCCATTTTATTTTTGTGAAAGCTCAGACGATGGTGATAGTGAGCAGACAGGTGTATGGGGGTTTTATCGCAACCTTTTCAGACTTGGTTTAATTCAACGATGTGCATTTGCGTGTCGTGGTGCTTTTGAATCGCCTGATGATTTAGATGTTATTTGTGAGTTAGAGAAATCAAAGCAGATTCAATTTTTGAGAGAGATTCAAGCTATAGCAGAAACCAAAACAAACGCATTTATATATGATGCTGATTCCATTGTTGCTATGCCAGAAATAACTGTAGCAATTCTACCAGCCAAGTATGAGAATGTTCATATCCAGCGTGGTTACAAGATGACATATAGAACCAAAGTTGGTGCATCAAAAGCGGGATTTTTGCGACAGAAAGACTATGATCAAGAAATGCTTTTTTTGTTAAACAAGGTTAGAGTTGATTGATATTATTTTTGGTTAAGTATCTGAATTTAATATCTAAATTGATTTATATCAAGGTATATCAAAGTTAATCAAAGATATATCAAAATTAATCAAAGTAATTCAAGGGAAAATAATAGTGTTATAACTATAAGCCACGACCTAAGAAATCGTGGTTTTTATTTATCTTTGCGATAGTAGCAACCTACTAGAATTTATATACCGCAAAAAGCAAAAGCGTAATCAGAGGGGGAAATGGTCAATCTTTCATTGTGTCAGCTCGTAGACACTCGCTTAAAAACTTTCATTGTGAATTAGAGATTTTTATAACTACGAAACTTTCGTACAGTCACACAGTGTGGGTATGGTCAAAATGACCACCCCGATACAGGATTTCCTGTACCGATACCACTAGCGGAATTCCGCTATCGCTATGCCATGCTCAAAAGTGAGCAACGGTATTCACTGAGCGAAAAATTGCGTTCAGCTTTAAAAACAATCAGTTCCTAAAAAAATGGGAGCTGCAAATTATTTTTCACCGTATGGCTTTCAGAGATTCCCGATACCCAAAATATGGGTATCCCTTAACTGCCTTTAAAGTGTAGTAGCGGATCAGAAACATTTACCCCATTGGGGGATATGAGCAATCTTGCTCACATTTTAAAACTGACCAAGTGAGTACCTCAAAGTCACTCAGTTCAATTTCCCAAATTTTCGGGACACCTGAGCCACCAATAAGGGGAGCAGCTTAAAATCGCATAGGAAGCGATTACAGCCACTTTATACTCAAGATATGGAAACGGTAAGGCAGATACTTAAAAACGCCAATCAGAGCAAACCATAAGGCGTATTTTTTAATCAGGCATGAAAAAAGGCGATTAACCGAAGCTAACCGCCTTTAAAACTCGTCTGACTCTCTCAGATCAGTTTTAAATTTACTTGAATCGCCAAGCAAACCAATCAAAAACACAAGATCAAACACTTAAAACAACAAAGGGAACAGAGCTAATGAACCTTTAATTCGATTCTATACCATGCAATTTATAAAATAAAGTTATAGTTATAAAAATATATGAAACTTTAATTTATTAAATTAATGGAATGATTTACTATCATACATATAACTTAAAGTATGCAATAGGAATCAATTGATGAACTTAACCGAATTACTTGAAAAACGATCTAGCACAGTTAGCCAGATGAAAGCCCTAGCAGATGCAGCAGCAAAGGCCCAGCGTGATTTAACAGAAGAAGAATCCACACAGTTTGAAACTTTGAAGAATGAAGAACGCAGCATTCAAAAACAAATTGACCGTGTGGAATACCTGCGAAGTCTGGAGCGTTCAGCACCAGCCGACCATGTAGGTGACAGCCACAATAAAGACTTTGAAAAATTAAAACGCTCAGTATCAGTTCAAAACATTATCCAAGCACAGATTGCAGGCCGTAGCCTTTCAGGTGCAGAACTTGAATACAACAAAGAAGCCGAAAAGCGTTCTGGCAAGAAAGCACAAGGCGCATTCATTCCATTCGATGCACTGGAAACACGTGCAACAAACAACACAACTACAGCAGCCGAACTCGTAGCAGCGAACCACCGCCCACAGGACTATATCGGGGCCTTACGTTCTTCAAACATTGTTCGCCAGATGGGTGTACGAACATTAACTGGATTATCTGGTGATGTAGTCATTCCAAAATTTGGCACAGGTTTATCACTTGGCTGGGTAGGTGAAGAAGAAGCAGTACCAGAATCAAATATGTCATTCGATGCAATCACATTGACACCGAAGCACACAGGAGGAAAAACTGAAATGTCGCGTCAGTTGATCCAGCAGTCCAGCCCAGATATTGAAAGTTTGATCCGTGAAGATTTGTCATTCTTAGTGGCCCAGAACATTGATCAGGCAATTTTGGCAGGTACAGGCGTTAAAGATCCGTTAGGTATCCTAAACACCACTGGCGTTTTAACTGGAACCTTTCCTGATGGTTTAACAGGTGTGAGCTGGCAGAATATTTTAGAACTTATCCAGCAGTTAGAAGATGAAAACATCACCAACCTGCAATGGCTGGGAACAAGTGCTTTAAAGACCTTCCTTGCAGGTGTGGAGAAGTCAGCAGGTACAGGCCAGTACCTTTACCAGAACGGCCAAGTTGGTGAACTACCTTTCAAAGTGTCAGCGAACATGCCAGCGAAAAAAGCCATCTTAGGTGACTTTAGCCAAGTAATGCTTGGGGTGTGGTCGGAGATTGATATTCTGGTGAATCCATACGCAGAACCAGCGTACAGCCGAGGCGGTGTGCAAGTCCGAGCAATGGCGACTTGTGACGTAGCAGTCCGACATCCGAAAGCATTTCTTGTAATGACCGAAGCGGTTGCAGGTGGCTGATATGGAAAAAAGAGCCTTTAGCGTAGAAAGCAAAGGGCGCACCTTGTCAGGGTATGCGGCTGTGTTTGACAGCCCGACCTTGATCGGGAGTTTTTCCGAAGTAGTAAAAAAGGGAGCGTTCACACGTTCCCTTTCTTCTCAGGAAGCGCCAAAAATCACAGCCATCTATGAACACAACCCAGAACATTTATTGGGCCGATTGGGATCAAATACGCTTCGACTTTGGGAAGATGACAAGGGCCTGAGATTTGAACTCGATCTACCTAACACCACACTGGGGAACGATGTAGCTGAGTTGGTGAAGCGTGGCGACCTTGCAGGATGCTCATTCGGTTTTATTGTCCGATCCGAGAACTGGACAGATACAAGCCGGGAAATTCTGGACGTTGATTTATTTGAAATCACAATCACCAGTCAACCAGCCTATGACGCAACCAGTTTAGATATTCGGGCCAAGCGTAAAGGCATCAAGCGCCTAGTAGCTGCACAAAAATATCTGGAGTGCTTTAAATGAGCCGTAGAAATCAAAGACGACATGAAAAAAGAAATAACACTCCAGCGTATGACACCTATTTCGCCAATGTGCTGAATACTCCAGTCGTAAACGCCAAAACAGCAGAATCTATTTCCACTGTTTACGCTTGCATTTCTGCAATCAGTGAAACCATTGCAAGCCTGCCATTTGAAGTGTTTAAGCGAACTGATGCAGGTCGGGAAAAAGCAAAGGCACATCCACTGTATAAATTGATTCATGACAAGCCGAACCACTGGCAGACAGCACTAGAATTTCGGGAGATGCTGCAAAGACATGTTTTATTGCGTGGTAATGCTTATGCGGAAATTAAACGAGATCGGGCAGGCATTACAGCATTAATTCCACTGCACCCCGATAGCGTTACAGTTCTCTTAAATAACAATGGGTATTTGGTTTATGACGTTATTCAGCATGATGGCAGCAGCAAGCGATTACTTGCGGATGAAGTATTACACCTTCGATTTCACCCATCCGACAGCACCCCATATTTAGGCCGAAGCCCGATCCAAGTTGCACAGGACACAATCAGTCTTTCGTTGTCCGAACAGCAGCACGGAACAAACACTTTTAACAATGGCACTTCTTTAAATGGCGTAATCGAAACCCTACCGACCACCACCAAAGAACAGGCCAAGTCTATTTCAGACAGTTGGAAAGCGAACTATTCAGGTGTGAAGAATGCAGGCACTACACCAGTGCTACCAAGTGGCGCAAAGTTCACGCCAGTCAGCATGTCATTGATAGATAGCCAGTGGCTTGAATCCAGACAGTTCAGCGTATTGGAAGTGTGCAGATTATTCCGTTGCCCCCCTCATGTTGTTGGTGTGCTGGACAATGCTAACTATAGCAATGCCGTAGAGTTCGCCAGACAGTTCGTTACGTTCACTTTGAAGCGTCATTTGCTGATGTGGGAACAGGCAATCAATAACACATGCTTAACTGATGATTACTACTGCGAACATAATCTGGATGGACTACTGCGAGGGGATAACACCAATCGAGCAGCGTTTTATCAGTCAGCTTTATCTAATGGCTGGATGAATATTGATGAAGTCCGAGAGCTGGAGAATCTACCAGTAGGCATTAAGGCGGATCAGGACAATGAAGAATCACACACTGTATAAACCAAAGCAGCGAGCTATCCCATTGAGTAGCAGACTATGGCAGAAGATCAGACAAGCCGTTATTGCTCGTGATAGTGGCCTATGCCAGATATGTGTTAAGCGTGGACTAACAGTGTCGGGAACTGATGTTGACCATATCAATAATGATGGTGATAACAATGAGCTAACCAATCTAGTTCTACTGTGCCATGAGTGCCACTCACTCAAGACAGCACAGGACATGGGAAAACAGGTCAATTGGGGGTGTGACTTACAAGGCAGACCACTTGACCCGAACCACCACTGGAACAAGGAAAAGCACACTGCATGGTATGACTTGCCAGAGTGGAAAGATAACCGCTATGCACAGGCACAGAAACGATTGTCAGAGCTGCGAAAAAATCACGAAAAGGTTTTGGATGTAGTACCGCCCATCCAGTCACATTTATCTGGACGCAGTTGAGGGATTTTAGAAAATGGCGAATCCAAGAAAACCAACGGCATTGAAAGAGCTTGCAGGCAATCCAGGTAAACGTCCTTTGAATGATGCCGAACCTGAATTTTTACCAGCCGAAACCATTGCACCAGATTGGCTACAAGGTGAGGGCCTGCACCAGTGGAACAAACTAGCCCCACAGATGGCCCTTAATAATTTGCTGAATGTTGCAACCGTTGAACCACTGGCGACCTACTGCGATTTATTGGGCGCATACATTGACAGCCGAAGAAGTGGCGAAGTTCCAGACATGCGTATTTTTAACAGCTTGCGTTTGATGGCTAAGGAGTTCGGATTCACCCCATCAAGTAAGGGCGGAATCGTGGCACCAGAAAAAGGAAAGAAAAATGACAAGTCCCGATTCTTTAGCTAACTATTATTTTGATGAAGATGAAGCCGACAAAGTTATTGGATTCTTTGCTGAGTGCCTTACTCACTCTACAGGTCAGTGGCGTGGCAAACCTTTCGAGCTTTTAGATTGGCAGATTGATTATCTGAGGGAATTGTTCGGCTGGCGTAGAAAGGATAATCACAAAAGACGATACCGCCAAAGTGCTTTATTTATCAGCCGTAAACAAGGAAAAACCGAGCTGGCAGCAGCCATAGCACTGTATTGTTTACACTGTGAAAATGAACCAGCAGCACAGTGTTTCAATGTGGCAGCAGATACGGATCAGGCAGCACTTTGTTTTAATGCTGCAAAGGCTATGACTGAAAACGAACATGAGTTGGATAGCAGATCAGAGATTTATAAGCGATCAATTTTAGTTCCCAACAGTGGCAGCGTTTACCGTGTGCTATCGAGTTCAGCCAGCACCAAGCATGGTTTAAACGTGCATTATTGCGGTATTGATGAACTGCACTGTATTGATGATCGGGAGTTGGTCGATGTGTTTACCACAGGCACACTGGCCCGAAACAATAGTTTGATTCTTTACACCAGCACAGCAGGATTTAACAAAAATTCAATTTGCTATGAAATCTGGGATTATGCACAAAAGGTACGTGATGGAATCATAGATGACCCAACATTTTTACCGTGCATTTATGAAGCCCCAGCAGATGCAGACTGGAAAGACCCAGCAACGTGGCAGGCAGCTTGTCCGAGTATGGGCCACACTGTAGACCTGAGTTTTTATGAGCAAGAATGTTTAAAGGCCCAGCAAGTGCCAGCTTATGAAAACGTGTTCAGACGCTTGTACTTGAACCAGTGGACAGAATCAGATAGCCGTTGGTTAAGTTCAACCATTTGGGATGATTGCAAGAATCTTAACTTTCCAGACCTTGCAGGACTTCCATGTTATGTAGGTTTAGACCTTTCCAGTGTTCAGGATATTACAGCCCTTGTTTTAATCTTTCCAAATATTGCAGGTAAGACCTACACACTACCTTTCTTTTTTGTGCCACAAGTGCAAATTTGGGAACGCTCCAGAAAAGACAAAGTTCCTTATCCGCAATGGGTCGAGCAAGGCCATTTGATAGCAACAGATTCAAAAGCAGTGGATCAGCAAGCCATTCGGCTAAAAATCCATGAGCTGGGGGAAATCTACCAGATCAAAGAGATTGCAATTGACCGTTGGAACGCCAGCCAATTAATGACAGACCTTGAAGCAGATGGTTTTGAAGTAGTCGGATTTGGTCAGGGATATGGAAGCATGTCTGCA